TATATCATCAATATATCTTTTTGCAATTTCTACATCTTCTGTAGGAATATCACCAAGCTCTTTGTTTAACCTATTTAAAAGTTGAGATTTTTTCTCATCTTTAGCTTTAATATATCTGTCATTAGGAGTAGTAAAATATTCTACATTATCCCTTTTATAATCGAGAAAGTCATCAACACTTTTTAAATCACTCTTTGTAACATTAAAAATATCTATGAGAGTTTCTCTTTCTTCTAAAGGAAGAGTATTAAATTGATTTAAATTTATCTTTTCATTTTCTAATAGATATTTTTCAAACTCTACTTCATTGTCTATTTTAAGTCGAGTAGTAGAATAAGCAGGATCATAGGGGTCTATAAAATTATCTTCTTTTCTAAAGCGTAGTTCTGTCAACACATTTTTTATATCATCGTCTACATCAAATTTTGTAGTTGGTCTTATATCAGAAGCAGTGGGAGAAGTACCCCCTCTTCTTGTTGGTCTACGAATAGTTTTTAAAGCATTGGCCCATCCACTCGCAAGACCTATACGATCTTCCTCATCTACAAAAGCTCCTCCTGCTTGTGTGGCATAAGGAAACCCTGTCATTTTATCTACCCTTTCATCAGGCTCAATAGGTGCTTGAGGAACCATTACTGAGGGCCAAGTAGACGCACTCATACTACCACCTTCAGCCTTTACTTTGTCCCTTAGTCTATCTAAAAGCTTATTCACTCTTCCCCATCCTCTTCAGGCATATGTAAATTAGTGAAATTCATACTAGTATATCTTCGTTGAAATAGTCTTCTTATATTACTAGTAGTGACCCCCTCTTCTCTAACTGATCTTCTTCTAACACTTTCTACTAATGAATCTGTAATTGTTTCAGCAGTAAAATTACCATCCAAAATATTTCTAGCAAAAGATTTAGAAAAATTTCTTTCTTCAAATAAATTTCGTAAGTCGCTATCATTTAAAAAATACTGCGCTGCCTTAACCTTTCTAAAAAGTTCTTGTTGAAGCTCATACCTCATTCTTTGCCTTGTAGCATACTCATTTACAGTATCTTCTACAGTAGTATTATAATTTCCTCTTACGGTATTTAGTTTTCTTTGTTCTCTATTATAATTAGTTATAGCAAACTCTACTTGTTCTTTAGGATTAAATTCGTTGTATCTTACACCAGAATAATTAGCCACTATTTCCATTTCTAAATTCCTTTTTGGCCTTCCGGTGTAAGGATTAACTGCCCCTGTTCCTGCTTCAACTAATCTTTGAATAGCACTTCCACCGCCGGGAATTAAATTATTTAAAAGATAACCAGTTACACTAGCAGCTCTTTCTAAATTATGTTGTTCAGGAGCAAACAAATCCTTTCCGTCTGGGGTTGATCCACTAGGATTTCTATAAGCATAATATACATCTGTAATAGCACGTGTCATAATAGCTTCTGAAACAAAAGGACTTGCTAGTTCTTTAAAAGCAGAAAGACTCGCTCCAAGTATTGCTTCAGGAACTTCTTCTCCCGTAATTCGCCCCCTTTCCGTATCAGCAATTACTGTCAATAAGGGCTGTTTAATTGTATTATAAGCATCTATATATTTTGTGTCTGTTGAGAAAATTTTTCCCTCTTCATCTGTACGGAAAATTCTAGGAGAATCTTTTGACCACGGAGTTTCAGTAAGTACTTGTGCAGCATCTTGTTGTTCTTCACTCCATCCAAGTCTTGATTTTGAAATTTCTGCTGCTGCTGCCCATGCAGTTCCACTACCTATAAACCCCGCAAGCCTAGTTGCTCCTCTAGCCGCTAAGACTGCATTACCAGATAAAAGCTCTTTAAGTCCTGTGCCAACAATATATCCACTAGTCCTGATAACTTCAGCAGGGAAAGAAGCAAAACTGCCTAATGGAGACTGGCGCATAGCCTTAAATCCTTTAGAAACTCTGTCATAATTAAAGTAAGTATTCTTTACTTTTTCAGCCGCCATCTTTTTTAAATCTTGAATCCCTATACCGCTTCCTTCATGCGCCATTTTTAAAACCGATAACTCATGTTGGTAAGCATTTATTTTAAAAAAATCATCTATCCCCATATAAAGTTTTTCTGCAAAATCACCCGTACCTGCCAATGGTTTACCAACCAAAGGAATATCTTTTATCCTTCCTGCTAAATTATCTACGCTACTAGCATTAGCACCTTCGTTTATTAAAGCCCTTAAATCTCCAAGCTGTACGTTAGTATTTATAATACCTAATTCTAAAAATTCTTCATGTAGTTTTTCTAATCTTTTGTTACCCCCCTTTCGTATTTCATTTTTTAAAATTCTAAAAGTTTCTGAACCCCTACCTTCTCCAAATATTTTCAACGGAGTAAGGCCATTAGCTATATTAGCTTGCGCTCCACCTAAAAAATTTCTTATTACTGTAATATGATTAAATACTGTAGCTGCCTTATTTGCAAATCCTTTCGCAGATAAAAAGTTTTTTATCAATGTATTGTTTGAGTACCCTTCGCTAAACAAATATTTTTCTTGATCTTCTAGTACTTTTTTCATTAAAGGAGTAGTCCTCTTACCATCTAGAGCCTTGCTTATACCTTCTATTTCTACCCATTCTCCGGGTGGTTTAGGGTCTTTAGCCTTTATAATAAATCCTTGATCTGTACCTATTTTATTCATGTCCCTTAGAAATTTATCACGTTGATAAAGCTTAGACATTTTATTTACAGTTAATATTAAAGCATCTGAAGGGTCTGTTATTTCTCCCATAACCTCTCTTATAGGTGGTTCTATATCTTTTCTAACCTCAAGGATAGGGGCTTTTAAACTTTTTTGTGGCTTTCCTACAGTAGCCCTATATTCTTTTTTTGTTTTAGCTAAAATAGTTGCTATCTGGGAGTCTGCTTCTCTTTCTAATTCTTCTTGAGTATATTTAGCATATTTTTTTTCTTGCTTATATCCTTTTATAAGATGTTTTTGTGCCTTTTCAATTGCAATTTTTTCAGGGTTATAATTCCCGTCTTCAAAAAGTTTATATGCTCTATTTAAATATATACCTAAATTAGCTTGAAGCTTTCTTTTTAATTCTTTCTTAACTGAAGGAGATTGAATAATTTGTTTAGAAAGATTGTCTATAAGTAACCTAGCTTCTAAAACATTTTCAGCCACTTCTTCACTTAAATTATATTTTTTAGTTATCAAGGAAATTTTCTTTTCGTGTGAAATAGTATCGGACATTAAAAGTTCTTTAAGTCTCGTGGCCCTTTGTTGTCTTTCACCCATTCTTTCCAAAAAGGCTTTAGACATTCCCGCCTCTTTTCCTTCAGACAAGAATTTTTTTGTCATAGATTTTCTATCTCTTACTACTATAGTTCTTGAATCAGTTAGAAAATCCATAGCTCGCTTCTTCATGTCGCTATCGCCAGTGCTTTTAACAATTGAATCAATAGCATTTTTTAATCTTAAAGATGTATGCTCTCCTTGATTGTTAGTCTTTCGTTGGGCGTTCATACTATCTTCAAAAGCGTCTTGACCTTTTATAGTATTATAACCCCTAGTAGTAAAATATCTCTGCTTTAATTTTCTCCACCCCAGAAAGCCTTCTTCTTGTTTTATTACTTGATTAAACTCATCAATATTGCGAACTTCAGCCCCGCTTGTTAATTTAGATACAGTAGTTGGAGGAATGACTTCATCGCGTGTTTCATCTAAACCCCGCTTAACCATGTCTACCTTATCATCATCAGTCAATTGACTAGGAAGCTTATTCTTACTTTTAGCATAGGCGTATTTTGTCATTCCACCTATACCAACAATAAAATCAATAGGCAGATTACCCGCAATATTTTTAAATCGTTTTTCTAAATCAGAATCTTCTTCAAGTGGAGTTACTCTTTGAACATACTCACCCAGTATGCTTAATTCTTCATCACTAACTCCCGTGTCTTTTGCAAAGATAGAAACAACATTACCCTCATTAGGGTTACTAATCCACTGATCAGTTATGATACCTACACTAGTTCCTTTTAAAAATTCAGAAGTTTTACCATGCTTTTCTGTTAATTTTTTAAAGGCTTTTGGAGCTTTAAGCGCAAGCCTTGAAAGCCCCCTAGCAACTCCATAGCCTCCTGCAAAATAACTGCCTATGTGTAAGCCCCAACCCGCTAAAGTTTCAGGAAGAGTAGCATAACCATCTTCATCTATAATTAAATCTTGTTCTTCTTGGTCAGCATATAATAAACTTCTATAAGAAAACTCACCCTTTTCTTCCATTTCAGAAAGTTCTGTGGCTCTGGTTTCTCTAATCTCTTCCATCCTTTCACCAATAGTATCATCACCTTTAGTAAAAGCTGCCCTTACAAAATCTAAAGGCTGACCTATAGTACTTTTATAAAATCTTTTTATGTCACGATGAAAAGGATTGTCTACGTCTTGAAGAGATAATCTAGAGGGATCTTCAAAATATTCATCTCTTGCCCCCGCTTCTCTATAAGCTTGATAATCTTCAAAAGTTTTTATATCGTTAGGCACATTATCATACGTTTCTCCATTTTCAAACGTAACTGTCCTAGTTGGCATTTGAGGAAAAGGCATTAATCAGCTCCTCCTGCTGTAATAATATTAGAGCCACTCGAATCTTGATCTTTCATAGCTAGATACTGTGCTAGTTCTTCTTTAAGCCTTGCTAACTCATCTATATTTTCTTGTTCTGTCATTCCACCTACATCACCACCTACATTTACTCTATTTTGAAACCCCATTATTCCCCTTTCTAAATCATCTTGATAACTGGCTATTTGGCTATTAATTCTTCTTTTTCGCTCCTGCAAATGGCCAACTGCTTGCGGCCCACTAGCTGTTTCTTCGTTAAGCTCATCTCTTTTGTCTAAAAGATTTTGATAATCATCAGGCCAATCAAGTTCTGGTTCTTTATCTGCTGCTGCTACTTGTACTTGATTCGGGCTAACAACCAAGCTTTCTAATGCAGACCTTACTTTATTACCCTGTAGTACAGCACTAGCCTGAGTCTGATCCTGAGTCTGCTCTTCACCTGTTCTATAATCTGCCGCAGCATCTATTTCATCATCATTACCATTAAAAATTTCAGTGTCTGCCCACGTTTTATTATCCCAAGCCGACATAGCCTCCCTAAGTTTTTGTTTAGCGCCACTGGCATCCGTGATTCTGGAGTTAGTGATTTCAGCCATAGCTGTAATAAAATTAGGGGGTAAGTCAGGTTCTATAGCGTCTGGTTCACCCCTCGCAGCCGCTATCCGATACTTTTCATATTCCTGCCATAACTCAGGAAAACTATAGCGAATTTCTCTAGCTTTAGATTCATCTACTTCAGCTAATATATCTCCATACCAATCAGAAACAAAAAGTTCTCGTTGTCTATATAGTTCAGCTTGTGTATATTGTGGTACTATATATTTTGCATTTTCTTCATCACTAATAAAGTCTCTGAAAGTTTGATACAACACTTGATGTTCTTCTGCTCCCGAAAAAGTCCAACGAGTATATTTATTATTATCCTCATCTGTTTTTGAATTTAAAATAGCTTCATAAGCATCGACACCCGCCTGAGTTAAATATTTTTCTGGGATTGTTAAAGGATCAAATATAGTCTTTAATTGGCTATTAAATCGCATATTATATAACCTTGCCGCTCTAGGATCAGTACTTAAATTTAATGCGTCCAAAGCTTCTATAGAATCTTGATTTATCGAACCATCTGCGTTCCTTCTAAATGTATATCCATCAAGAACTCTGGTTCCATCTTGTAGAGTATGTACTGAAGCATTAGTTTCTACAGGCATTTCGTAGTCTTTCATTCCTCTTAGTTCTCTAATTTTGTCAGCCCAATAACCCTGTCCTTCAGAGCCTACAGCAGTATTAGCCGCCTTAGCAAAAGCAGAACGCCAACTATTTGTTTCTTTAAACTCTTGTACGGCAGCTTGCATTTGTTGTGTAGTATCAAAACGGTAACTATTTTTAAAAACATTAATAGCATCTGCCTGTCTTTCTTGAGTAGACTTGCCTCCAAAAAAAGTACTTATTTTTCTGCCCATCGCATCTACTATATTTTGTGGAGTAGTAGGTCTTAATTGTCGGGCTAGTTCAGAATTAAATTCTTCTCTTGTTCCTAAATTTACAGCAATATCTAAAGCGTCTGTGTGTTCTACTTCTTGATTTCTTGCTTGATCATCAGCAATTTGTCTAGCCATTATATTAATTTCATCTTCGTTTAATAATTCTCTACCACCTTTTTGTTCTAAAGTAAGTACTTCTATTGCTTTAGCTTTAGCAGCCTCAAAATTTAAATCTGAGAAATAAGCAAACGCCCCCTTTCCAGATTGTTGTATCTGTTGTTCTGTATTTATAACTCCGGCAGCATTAGTAGATGCTTTATTATATTCTCTAGTTAAATTCATTACATTTTCTGAATTAAAAAAGTCTGTAGCTTTTTGTACTATATTATCTTCTATAACTCTTCCGGCTAGAGGAATACCAATTTTAGCAACAGCCAAAAGGTTTTCTTCGCGCTTCATCCGCTCTTGAATTTGTTTTGCTCTTGCTTCTTTTTCTTTAACTAGCTGATCGCCTAAATCTTCGATACTCATATCTATACCCTTCCTAGTAAACTATCTGTAGGTTCTTCTTCTTCAGGCTTAGATAACAAACCAGAAGTAGGAAGTTCTTCAATTTGCTCTTCTATTTCTTTCGGTATCATGCCCTTTGGAATTTCTTTAGAAGCATCAAACTCTTTTAATTTTTTTAATTTTTCTTTACTATACTCTATACTAAAAAGAGTAGTTCCATCATCATCATCATCTTCTTCACCACTGTAGATTTTAAAATCTATATTAGCTCTTTCAGCTAAAGCCATAAGCATATAAGCAGTAGGCTCTGCAAGAAGCATTAATAAGTCTGGATTCCATTTACCTTCTGTAAATCCTTTAAATAATATCCCCTGTGTTATATCCATTAAAGATGTACCATCATCTATTACATCCATAATAGGAACATAATTTTCAGGCTCTATTAAAAGACCAAATATATATTGAAGACCTTCTTCTAAGTCTGTAATCTCTGGTGGTTTTTCCCACGGCATAGGATTATCAGGATCAGTAGTAAGCCCTTGTCCGGGTATTGGTCTATTTAATGTAACTCTAGAAGATACAGGAGTATCTACAGTATTAATTGTCATCTATAAACTCCTAATTAAGTTGTACTACCCAAAACTTAGAGGTGGTGCAAACGGATTCATATATTGCATATAAGCATAATTATTATTAGTACCAGTTCCATATCCAAATAAACCTGAGTTATCACGCAACCCCGGTGCAGATATATTAGAAATTTCTGGTAATTGTGCAGCCCCTTGAACGGTGGGTGCTTGTTCTCCATATACTATTGAACCCGCAGTACTATAATCTACTTGTGGGCCTAAATGGGAGGCAACTATATTACCTGCTGTAGTAAGTCCTGCTGTTTGGACTGCCGATCCCATAGTTGGCATACCAAACAATCCTCCCCCTTCAGCAGCCGTATCCGCAACTGCTTTAGCAGCCAGTTGGTCTGGTGTTTGATAAGGAACTCCTTTCCATCCTTCATGAGTAGGAGGTTTTGGAACTAAATCTTTAAAATCTTTAGTAATTCCCCATACATCTTCTCCAGTAGGCGTATGTTTTAAACTAGTAGTAGACTGAGGAATAATATTACCAGTAACAGGGTCTATATTTCTAGGATCAAGCGCATCTAAACTTACAGTGCGGCCACCCGGAACTTCTTGTAATTGAAGTTTATCTAATAAAGAAGGTTTGCCTTGTTGAGTAGCCACCGCCTTGTCTACTGTAGATTGAAGTGGACCCGCACCAAATAGTTGAGAAGCCTTGTCAGGGTCTAAATTAATAGCCCTTCCTCCAATATTATCCCAATCAGTTATCTGAGGATTCATATTTTTTATTTCTTCCATTGATTTATATGTACTATCTGATAAGTCTGCTAAAGTAGTATTCTGACCTACTGTGATATGTTTCTTAAAAGGATCAAGAATCTTAGTGGCATTTTCGGTAATACTTGTTGAAACTTTATCCCAAGCCTCTCCAAAACCTTGACCTTTGCCAGACTGAACCCACTGATTAAAACTACTTCCTTCTGACCACCCAAACTTAACAGGATCAAAACCTAATTTATTTAAAGCAGTTTTAGTAAATTCACTTGCAAAAGTTGAAATACCATCAGTTACAGTTTTAAATGTATTTCTTGCTGATCCTGCAAATTCTCCTGCCTTACTTATAATAAATTGCGCTCCGTCTACTATAGATTGTCCTATTGCTCCTCCATAAGTTGTAAGGACATGAGAAGCCATGCCCCCAAGACCCTTTAGTAGTCCATTGAGCATCGGCCCTATTCCGGGCATAAACATAAGAGCTATCTGACCTACTACGCCAATCTTATTCATAAATTTTCCAATGCCTTTAAAGACACCCTTTATGCCCTTACCAATCTTCTTAAAGACTTTTTTAACACCCTTAAATATTTTTTTAAAAAATCCCATTTCCTTCCCCTAAATTAAAATACTATTTACAATATCTACAATAGGCTGAATACCTACTGCGCCTGTTTCTATTTCATTAGAAAGTGCTGTAGCATATAATGTTGTCTTACGTTGTTCTTCATTTTCATAGGCTTGTTTTAAATATGCTGCGTCATCTCTAAGAGCTTGCCACAGAAAGTTTTGATCAGCCGTTGAAATCTGAAAAGACTTAGCTGCATTTTCTTGATTAGCTGCATTAACAGCAGCAGTATCAATAGTGTTAGCTTGCCTACGCCATTGAACATTAGACTGCTCTATTGCTTGAGCATTTGCCGCATTCCACTGATCTCGTTGCAAATCATATTGTTCATTAAACTGTGCTATCTGTGTACTTAATTGGTTATTAAATTTAGCTGCATCTATAGCGTTAGCTTCACTCATGGCTTTCATTCTATTAGCTTCAGTAGCATTGAATTGTTCCATAGCATTGTGCTGCTGTGAATTAAACTGCTCAATTTGTGCAGCTAAACTTTCGCTAAACTGCGTCATTTGATTATCAGATGTAGCTCCAAATTGTCTTGCTGCATTCTCAGCCGCTTGATTAGATAATAGTCTCTGTTGCTCTACTTGAGTATCTAATATTAACGCCTGTTGTTCGTTACTCAGATTAGCCATGTCTCGCTGTAAAAAGTTTTGAGCTTGTGTAATTTCTAATTTAGTTCTTTGGTCTACTGCCGCCATATCTAAACTTGCAAGAGCTGTAGCATTTTGCATAACTGATTGTTGTCTAGCATTAAAGTCTGTTAGTTCTACAGTCTGCATAAATTTACTATTAGCCAATTCTATTTGCTGTTCAGCACTAAACTTAGTTAAGTCCATACGAGCATTCATTGAAGCATTCTCAACTGCTCTTTGTTGATCGGCACTCAATAAAGCTACACCCATACTCTCGGCTATACGTCCCTGAGTAAGATTTGTCTGCATCCTTGCATTTAAATGTGCTAGTTCTGTTTGCTGTCTATTAGACAACGATTCAGCATCGGCTTGATTCATTGCAGTTAAATTAGCTAATTCCATTTGCTGATCATTAGAAAGATTAGCAAGCTTCATTTGCTGATCAAAGGCCGCATTCTTAGATAGAAAATCAGCAGCCCTTTGCATATTTACAAGACGCTCTTGATTTTCAGCAGTCATATTCTGCTGTTCAGTCTGATTCATTATTTCTAATTCAGCTAATTCTAACTGTTGTTCATTAGCTAAATTCTGAGCTTTAAACGCATTCTCAGCCTGTTTATTTAATTCGGCAGTTCTTTGTTGGTTTTGATAGTTATTTACTCTTACTTGTTGCTGCTGCTGAAAAGATAATTGATCTCTATCAAAATCAAATTGGCCTTGAAGTACTCTTATATTCTGTGCAAACTGCGCTGTTTGAGATTCTGAGGTTTGACGATTTGCTAAGTTATTCATTCTTCTAGTAGAATTCAATTGCGCTCTTGCTAGTTCTGCTTGTTGTTCATTTGATAATCTTTGTGACCAATTAGCTTGTATAGCTTGTGCATTACTTTGAGCTATAGGTAAAGCACTTTGTATGATAGCATTAAACAAAGCATCTCGTCCTACTGTAGAAGCGTCTATCCCTCGTTGTGCCATATTCTGATTAACTGTATCATACGCAGGTCTAGCCCATACTGGTATCTCTCCTGTTTCTATACCTGCCATTAAGGTTTGCATTTGTGAAGATACTAAGGCTTCTGGTGGTAATGCTGCTACTGCGGCCACTACCTCTGGCTCTACGTTATCTATCTGTGCATTTACTTCAACAACATCTCCTTTTATTATAGTTTTTGCTAAGTTAGAATCAATCTCTCCTGTAAATGCAAGAAAATCAACAGCAGAATCAGCGGCTGCTTGACCTGTAACCTCACTTCGTTTATAGGCTTCGTATCCTCCTGTTTCGTCTATAATCTTTGCTTCATCTGAGTTGTGAGAAAAGCCTGTTATCGCTTCTCTGCTCTGCTTTTCGGCTTCTATAGTTGGAGAAACATTTACAGCCTTTCTAAAATCTACTTTGTCTACTGAAGCTGCATCGGATATAAAATCTTTTGTAGCTACTTGAGCTATTGCTTGTGGTCTAATAGTACCAAACTCAGCAGCTTCCGCTCTTTCAGTTAATTTGCGTATTTCATCTATATCAACTTTTCTACTTCTATCACTTGTAGCCCACTGAGGATTATTATTTATTTCATTAACTAAATAGGCTTCGTAATCTTCAGCTTCAATTTCACCTGCCTCTGCCGCTGTCCTTAAATTAGTAACAGCCGCATTCATAATACTCGTAGTTACACCCGTAGGTGGTTGTATATCTACATAGGCATCTAGCTTTTGTATATCTGCATCTGCCGTAACGCCTGACTCAACATCTAATCCTACTGCTTGGCGTTCATCAACAAAGGCTTGCGTGTCTATAGGTTTATAGTCTTTTAAAAAACTTCCGGGTACATGAGCATCTTGCATTGCTTCAGTAATTTGTTTACCATAAGCTAAACCAAGATTTTCTTTACCAGTAAAATCATAATTATAATAACCCTCTAAAACTTCAGCTACGGGCCTTCCTACTGCTGCTGCAAAATCTTCTGGACTAAAATTAACCTGATTAGTTCCTTGAGCAAATCTTACTAGTTCTGCTCTTGCTTGTTCTTGTGCTGCTATATATTCAGGAGTCCCTTCTTTTAATCCTCTTGCTTTTAATTGCTCATCTAAAGCAAGAATTTGTGATGTTAAATTAGGTATTCCCATGTTTAGCGGCTTACCTTTAAATGTTATGTCTTGTACTGTATCCTTGCGAGCTTGCTGCTGTTCAGCAACTTTCTTTGTTTGTAAAGCTTTTTTAGTAGCGTCATAAACTCCTTCAGCAAAGGGGTCTTCGCCTGTAACAGTCTCACCTGCTTTTTGTTGTTTCATCCTATCCCACTCTGCTTGAACTTGAGCCGGAGTAGCACCAAACTGTGCAGCAACTTGTTCTACTGTCATAGCCCCGCTTTCTAAAGCATCATAGACTTGATCAACTTCAAACTGTGTATAGTCAGCATCAACTGGAATATCTTCTACAGCAGCAGCAGGAGTAGTAGTATCTATTGGAACCGTAGGCATAGGCTGAATGCTAACTGGTGGTTTAGCAAGACCTGTTGCTTTACCCGCAACTGCTTGAGAATTTATAGCTTGAAGATTTTGCCTAACATAATCTTCTGAAACTCCATATTGAGCAGCTACCTCTTCTATAGTAGTTTGTCCAGTATTAATAGCATTAACAACAGCATCTATATCTGCTTGAGTGTAAGTAGGTGTGGTAGTAGTTGTAGTATCAGTAGTACCAGTAGTACCAGTAGTACCAGTAGTACTAGCTAAAGGATTTCCCTGTGCATCAAGACCTAGCCTCTGATTAACTTGCTCTGGCGTATAAGGACGGCCAGTAGCAGGATCATAAAGATCGCCGCCGCCGCCAAACATAGCTGCCTGTTGAGCTTGACTTACATTACTGGGTGAAGACCAATGAATTGCGTCTGTTTGTGCGCCTCTTTGATTAGCCCAATTTACATCTGATTGAATTTGTGCTGCTTTTTCAGCATCAATTTGAGCTTGAGTTTTATTTATATCACCTGTATAAGCATCCCCTTGTTGCATAGCTGCTGTATTAGCAGTGTGTCGTGTAGTATCTGTTAGGTTTGGGCTTGGATTAACCCAATCAGCTTTTCCTTCGGTAACAGGTGCGCGACCATCCCACATACTTCTATCTTGCCCTGTCGCCAAGCTTGCATAATTTTTAGACCTATCATACAATCCTTCCGCCATTCTTGTAACATCATTGAAGTGGAAACCTTCTTCGGCATGAACTCTACCGCCTTTAGTATAGTCTACTCTTTTTCTATATGCTCTTTTTCTAGCCATAATTATTTCTCTCTTTGAACACCTTTAACTTTCTCCATAGTCCTTAGTCCACCTAAACCAAGCATACCTAGAAGTACAGGCATCATAGTTGCTAAATCAATTAACGGGATTATTATTTCTGTATCTGCTAATGCTAAAGCAAAATTAGTAAAAGGAATTATGAGAAAATTTCCTATCATACCTAAACAACAAGACCAACCGATTGCTGGCCTCCAACCCGCCACAAATAAACTAGTATGTGCGGCCTCTTGTTTATTAATTTCTAGTTGAGCCTTTATACTTTCTTGAGCATGTCTTTCACTCATGGTAGCTATTTCATGTGCTAACAAAGCTCTTTGATCTTTGTCTTCTACAAATTTATCTAAGATACTAGATACAGGCTCAATTAATTTATCTACTAATCCAATCATAATTTATTTCCTTTAAATCATTATTGCTATTGTTAGTGCGATTGCAACTAGAACTCCTAAATAAACTAACGCTCTATTTTTTAAAGTAGACCGTTCATCTAATTTGTCTTTTGTTCTAGCTAAAAAGCCTTGACATTTTTCTAATAGTGCATTTAAAGCAGTTAACATAATTATTTCCCCCATCCCATATAGATACCCACTGCGAGTGCAGTAAGTAGTGCTGTAGTTACCATTCTAGTTATCGTTTGACCTACTGTAGCTTTTGTAATTCTCCAAGTGTCTAGTAGTCCCCTTAATTCTTTAACATCATCATAAGCTTCTTCATCAGATAAGCCTATTTCTTTTAAAGCCTGTTTAGCTCCTCGTTGGGCCGCTAAATCAATAATCTGTTTTAATTCTTCATCAGTCATAGTACTCATCTCTTTTAGTTACTCAGGTAAAATAATAGAAGTAACACTTAAAACAATAAATCCACATAACAATAATGTCCCACCTATAATGAAAAAATCAATCATTGCTGCTTTTGCTTGTGCCTTCTCTCTTGCTGCGGCTATTCTAGCGTTTCTTATTCTGGTTCTTTCTCTAACCATGTTTTCCCACAGGTGGCCGTTGCCTGTCCATAGGAAGATATTCTTGAGGTCACGTTCTAGTTGTTCTGCTTTTTGTTTTTGGAGGGTAATCTCTAAAGCTTGAGCCTCTACTGATCTACCTCCAAATAATTTTGCGATCTTCGAGGGATTAGTAGCCTGTTGTTCTATTACACTAATTTCTTCACGGGCATCCCAAAACTTTCCAATAGCCCTAGTCAGGTCTTGCATCTCTCGACCCTTCTGAACAGAAGACCTAATAAAATTAAAAGCTGAGTTTGCTGCGGCTACTGCTGCTATAATTTCTGCTGCCATTAGTCGTAAATCCTTATGTCAGGTTGTTCAGGATCAACAAGAACTGGTTTGCAAAATGCACTTACTTGCTGTGTGCTTGGTGATCTTCCTCTTGTAAGTTTATTTGCGTACCAGTTACAGGTAAGGACAGATCGAAAACATAGAGCTTCTTGGCAAGTATCGCTTTGAACCTCTCCTCCTATTATTAAAACTAATACAAATACGTGAATCATTCATATTCTACTAAAGATCATCTAATTCATCGTGAGTACTACAATTATTTATAGCTGTTATTTTTGAATCTTTAGCTGTTTTAGCTGCAATAATTGCATCCATATCACCAGAAGCATCTGCCATTTCAAGTTGAGTTTGAACATTAACAACTTCTTGATATTCAAAATTAGCTTTAGAAATTAAATCCTTCTTTCGATCACTAACAGATACATCTGCTACTGCATAAACAATTTCAACAGGGTCTTTAGTTAAATCAAATGAATGGCTTGTGTATATTTGACGATTAGCTGTAATACTAGGACGTACCTCAACTGCTGCACTCCATCCGGCTTCGCCAGAAGGGGGCTGCGTGTCCCATACTTCTCTTACTTCTTCATTTACTACTTTTACAAACAATGACATAATATTTTCCTCTATCCTTCTCTCAAATATAACGAATGATTACTCGTACCTTCTCCGGCTCCACCACTAAGCCAGTTAGTTGCTGTACCTACTTGTACTGGGGAGCTTCTATTAGTACCTGCACCAATACCTAATATTCCTTCATCATTATAACCCCAACTCCACAAAGTGCCGTCTGATTTAATCGAACCTGCATTTTTTTGTCGCATGAATACTTTTCTCCAAGTTGTTAAAGAACCAATTTGAACTGGAGAACTTCTATTGGTGGTAGAACCATCACCTAGTGCGCCTACTCCATTATCGCCCCATCCCCATAAAGTCCCATCTGTCTTAACAGCAAGACTATTTTTATCTCCTGCCGCTACAAATTTCCAATTAGTAAGTGAACCTATTTGTACTAAAGAACTTCTATTAGTAGTAGAACCATCTCCTAATTGTCCATTATCGTTCTGACCTACTGCCCATAAAGTACCGTCTGCTTTTACTGCTAATGTATGAGAATAACCGCAAGCAACAGTTACCCAAGTTGTTACTGATCCAATTTGAACTGGAGAACTTCTAGCAGTAGTAGAACCATCCCCCAACTGTCCAGTAGTTTGTGTTCCCCAAGCCCATAAAGTTCCATCAGTTTTAATTGAGTGCATAAAATATCGACCACCACAAACAGCTAATTCTCGCCAATTAGTTAATGATCCAACCTGAACTGGTGAAGAATAAATAGTAGTATTATTCATACCTAATTGACCTTGACTACCTCTACCAACACTCCACAATGTTCCATCAGACTTAATCATATGTGATGCGCCATTTTGACAAGATATTTGAGTATTACCATCGCCTGATGGCCCTACATCAGAACCCCAATTAGTTAATGAGCCTACTTGATTTGGAGAATCAAGCTGAGTAGTATTATTTTGTCCTAATTGTCCAGTAGAATTATAACCCCATGACCATAATGTACCGTCTGTTTTTGTTGCTATAGAATGTTCCCCACCCATAGCAACTTGCGCCCAATCAGTTAATGAACCTACTTGTAATGGTGAAGTATGAGATTGTGTTTCACCATCTCCACCAGTAGCACCTAATCCTAATTCTCCCTTAGAATTGCGGCCAAAACCCCATAGCTCTCTTTTTTTATTGGGCTTGGGCCAGTTATCTGCTTTTTCGTGAACCATTACTTCAGAAATAGTCCATATACCAGAAGTACTACCTCCTTCTCCGTCTGTAGGTGCAGTAATAGTAGGAGCAGTTTTATTTATAATTCCTCCCGGCCACTTCTTGCTCATGCAATTCTCCGTAATACTTGTTTATTTTTTATAAGTTTTTCTTTTATTAAATTAAAAGGGTCTTCCCAATTACCAAATTCTTTTTGTCGTATTAGTTTCATTGAATCATAATAAGGACAAGTATTCCCTTCTTGTGCATATAAGAAATAAGGCATAACAGGTATTACTGTCCAAGTTTCTACACCCATTGCGGCTGCTAAATGGCTCACTGAAGTACAGGATGAGATCACTAGATCACATGAAGCAGTAGCTTTTCGTGTATCTTCCCAAGTATCTAAAGAAACTTGTTTAATCCATGATGGGCAAGCTTCTGAACCTTCATCACGCTGTAAAGAAATAAACTCTGCATCTGCATCTTTTACAGCATCAAACATAAATTCATAAGGAAACTTCTTATGGTGTTCATGCTCAAATGCACTCTGTCCTTGCCAACGCAAACCAATCCGTTTACGATAACCTTTTATAGTTTTTGGTTTAGTAATGTAGGCTTCACCTGTTATATCTTCTAATTCAAAACCAAGCGGAACAACAGCCGACATTCCTTGTACTAAAAAGTTATAATAAACTCCGTTAAACGATGAATGTTCAACAACAGAACTTACACCTTCAACATCTACAAATAGAGAGGCAAGTTGAGAATCGCAAGCAACTATTACTTTACAACCTCGTTCAGCAATATATTTAGCATAACGGACTTGATGAATTTGATCGCCTAAGCCACCTTCTAAATATAAAAGAACAGTCCCTTTTGATTTTCCATCCCATAAAGGTTCATGGAGAGTAATCTTATTTCCAAATACATCAACAACTCTACCACGATCCATTAATTGATAGCCTTTCTGTATTTCTCCTTGACGTAATAAATACCAACCACGATTATATGCTGCTCGATGATTAGTAGGTTCTTCTTGTTCTAGCTTCTGACTTAAACGCCAACCTTCAGTAAAGTTACCTTCTCTAGATGCAGCTAGTTGAAGGTCTAAATTATTTAGTTCATGTATTGTACGGGGTTTATCAAGCCAAAATTCAGGCTGACAAAAGGTAGTATAATGATGCTTTAG